AACTCAATAGGTTCTATACTAATTGAAGCAGCTACTAAAGTATCATTTTCTACTTTGGATTTTATTATACATACAGAGGAAATAATTAAACACGATGGTAAGAATATCAGAATTAAAACTTCAGGTATATCTTTAAAGAGGTTTTCTAAGAACCCTATTATGTTATTTAATCACGATGAAGATAGAGTATTAGGTAAATGGAATAATGTAAGAGTTGAAGATACTGTTATTAAGGGTACTCCTGTATTTGATGTTGATGATGAATCAATGGCAGTTCAAGCAATGGTAATAAAATCCAAAGTAGAAAATGATACTTTAGTAGCTGCTTCAATTAGTATAGAACCTATTGAGTTAGAATGGAATATGTTAGAAGGTGTATATGAAATTACCAAATCAAGTATGTTGGAGGCTTCTATTGTAGCTATCCCTGCTAATGAAAATGCTTTAGCTGAAGAATTAGGTGTAGTATCTTTCAGTAAGAAAGGTGAAACTAAGTTGAATAAATTAATCAATAAAATTATGAGTGAAAAAATAGAACTATCTAATAAGGTAGAGGAAGTTATTGAAGTAGTTGAAACTGCTGAGGTTACTTTGGAAAATGAAGAAGTTAAAGAAGAAGAGGTAGTAGAAGATACTCAGGTTGAAGTTGTTGAGGAACAACCTTCAGTAGTTGAAGAAGTTGAAGTAACAACTGTTGAAGAACCTGTAGCTGTTGAAGGTAAATTAGAAGAGACTGAATTAGAGAAAGAGAAGATTGAATTATCTTTCAAACTAAATGATGCTGCTTCTACTATTGAAACTTTAAAAGGTGAGACTATTAGTTTATCTGCTAAGGTAAATAAATTAGAAGCTACTAATAAAGAATTAGAAGCCAAAGTACAAGCTTTTGAATTAGAGAAGATGGACTTTATGTTGAATAGTGCTATCTCTGATGGTAAGATTTCAATGGCTAATAAAGACCAATTTATTAAACTATCTTTTGATGTTGCTAAAGGTATTATAGATAACCTACCTGCAACTACTTTATCTTTGAGTGCTGACCTTAATGCTATGAAAGCTAAAGGTAATGATGTTCATAAAGAATAGAAAATGCTTACTTAGCAAAACAAAAAAATAAGTAATTTAATTAGTAAACAATTTAATTTAAACAAAAATTATGGCACACAATGTTCAATTATGGACTGCTGATTTCGCAGCCAATTTGTATGACACTACTGCATTCTGGACTATTGCACGTAACCATTCAGGATATGTAAATGGTAATATCGTACACATTCCCAATGCCGCTACTGCTACTCCTGGTGGAGTATTGACCAATGGTACAGTACTCCCTGTTGCTTCTACTCGTCAAACCTTTGCTGACGTAACTTACTCTCCTGTAACTCTTTATGCCGGTCCGGTACACGTAACTAATATTGATGCTGCTGAAGCTTCATTTGAAACTCGTACTGCTACTATGGAAGATATGAAGAATTATATGGTTAACCAAATTGGTAAATTCATTGCTATTGCTTGGGCTCCTGCTGTAACTTCTACTGGTTCTATCGTTGATACTACTGGTGTTGCAACTCGTGGTAACATCTTTGGTAATGCTGCTATTAAGAAAATCACTATGGCTGACTTGTTGTCTGCTAGAGTTAAACTAGAGCAGTCTAGTAAACGTGGTGATGATTTGTTCTTGATTGTAGACCCATTTCAATATGCTGACATCGTTGAGTTAGCTGGTGCTGCTTTCATTCCTGTTCCTGCTGAGAAAGCTCTTGTTAGTGCTTTTGTTGGTGAGTACGCTGGATTTAAGATTGTTAAGCGTTATGAAGGTATTGGTTATACTGCTGCTAAAGCTGCTAAAGTTGCTTTTGGTGCTGCTGCACAAGCTACTGACCTTAGTGCTGCTCTTGCAGTAAGTGCTTCTTTCTTATCATTTGCTATTGCTGATATTAAGTTAGATGTTAAAGAATTTGAGACTGGTTACTTTGCTGACGTAATGCAAGCTGCTTTACGTTGTGGTGCAAGCCCAATGTATCCTGTTGTTGCTAATATCCAACCTGGTGTTGTAGCAATTATTGAGTCTAAATAATAGCTTATAAAGTTAATGTAGCTTAGTAGAAATACTAGGCTACATTTTAATAACTTAAATAATATATAAGCTATGAAACTAGAACAATTGATTAAAGAGTATGGTAAGGTATATGAAGTAGATGGTCAATTCTTTACTGAATTAAGTTATGCTGAGATGCATAGTTTAACTTCCAAAGTAGAGATTGTTGAGCATACTAAAGAGACTTTACTTAATGCTAAAAAGGAAACTCCTGTAAAGGAAAATAAGAAATCTAATAATAACAAATAACTATGGCTTTACCAAAAACGGTTTTTAATTTAACTAATGGTAACTTAGGAAGGATTCCTTTGGCAAAAAATTCTATATCTGCATTTGTATTTTATAATGATAACGTTGCAGACCTAACTACATTTACTTCTACTTCAAGAGTACATAAATTCAATAACTTAACTGAGATTGAAGCTACTGGCATTACAAGTGTATCTACTAATTTCACTGCTGAGTATTACCAACTATCTGAATATTTCAGATTAGGTGGTGGTCAAGTTTGGATTGGTGTATTTGCTGTTCCAGTTGCTGCTTATACCTTTGCTGAAGTAGATACTTTGAGATTAGCCTCTAATGGTGAACCTCGTCAGTATGCAGTATTGGCACAAGAGAATGCCTTAACAGTAGGAGATGTTGCTTTACTTCAAGCTAAAGCAGACACTATGTTTACTTTGAAACAACCTGCTCATATTCTTTATGCTGCTAATATTGGCTCTATTGCTATATCTGCTTTGGCTGATATGCGTAACTTAGCTGCTGACTGTGAAAATGTATCTGTTGTAATAGGTCAAGATATGAAGAATTTCCCATTAACTTATTCTACAGCTAATAATGTTTCTTTACCTAACGTTGGTGTTGTACTTGGTGCTTTAAGTGGTGCTAATGTATCTACTAACATACTTTGGGTTGAGAGATTTAATTATACTGATGGAGTACAAATGGTTGAAGCTGGTTTCTTCTGTAATGATGGTAGTGCAAATAACAAATTTGTACCTGCTTTATCTTTGCAAGAAACTACGCTAGATGCAGTTAATGACAAAGGATATGTATTCTGGAGATACCTTGCTAACGTATCTGGTACTTATTTATCTAATGATAATAACAGTACTGATATAACTTCTGACTATAATTCAATAGCTTTAATCCGTACTATTAATGAAGCAGTACGCTTAGTTGATGCTGAGGTATCTAAGAAATTAGGTTCACCTGTATTGCTAAACAATGGTGTATTAAGTGTAGCCTCTAAAGGTGCATTTAGAACTGCTGCTTTGAGTGGATTAAAACAACTTGAAATTAGTAATGATATTACCTCATCTGATGCTGAGATTACTTATACTGTAGGAACTAAGACTATCAACGTTGCACTATCTATTACTCCTGCTTTCTCAGCAGATAATATTGTAGTGAACTTAGGTTACTCTTTGTAATAATAAAAAGGTAGGAGGTAAGACTTCTACCTATAATACTTAATAACTATGGCTATAAAAATATCACAAGGTGAAGATGTAAGAGTGATGATTTCATTAGTAGATAATGAGAATAAACCACTTGATTTAACTACTGCTACCAAAGTAAGAATGGGTCTTTATATTAAAGGTGGATTACTTACTAAGTATGCAGAACAGACTTTAGAGCCTCTATTGACAAATTACAAAGTATTAACCTTCTTAGGTGATACTGTAACCTTTGATATATTGAGAGCTGAAAGTAAAACATATCCTGTAGGAACTATGACTGCCTCATTCCTAATTGAATTTCCTGATGTAGATTTAACATCTATTAGAAGGGTTTATGATTATGACTTTGGTACTATGTTAGCAGGTAATTTAACTGAAGAAACTTTATAATAAATAAAAAGATATGAGTCAAATGATATTAAACGGACGTTCTATTAATAAGAGCAAAATGTCCGTAAAAATACTTGAAACAGAGTTTAAAGAATATCTTACAGCTATTGATTACTCAATGGAACAACCTGTAGAATATAATTATAACTTACTTGGTCAACCTGCTTCATTTGGTAAAGGTAACGTAAGTGCTACTGGTACTTTAAGTTTTATTGATGCTGGTGTACAGAAACTTAATGCTTTAGCAGTTGCTAATGGTTTTGAAAGTTACCTAGATTTAGGTAGTGTTCTTGACCTTAACATTACTGTAGAGTATGAAGATGGTGCTGGCATAGTTTATACTGACCTATTGAATGGTGTACATTTCACTAACTACACTCGTGGTATGAATGGAACTGATACTACTTTCAGCAGAGATTTGAATATAACTGTAGGTAAGATTCTTTTGGACTACAAAGGTTAATTAAAATCTTTCAACTAATACTTAGGTATTCCGTGATATTATATGATTGTTCGTATAATATTACAGAATACCTTTTGTATTTTATATAAAACTAAAACCCTTTTGATATTATGAAACCAACAGAAAAAGAATTAATTAAAATTGAAACACCTAATGGTGTGTTTGAGGCTACTTTTAAACAACCTTCTATGCTTATTTATAAAGCATTTTTAGAACAAGGTGCTTCTGATAAATTCAAAGCATTAGAAAACTTTTATAACTCTTTAGTTATTGGTAGTACTTATAAAGACCAACCTGATGTGCAGATTATGTTTTTTGGTGAGTTAACCAATAGATTCCTTAAATTCTATGAGTATGACTTTGAAGATACTGAAGTTAATTTCAAAGTAACTGTGAATGATAAAGTATTTACTATAGCATATCCAACTAAAGAACAATTTGGTAAACTATTTAATGCTAACTTAGAAGGTCAATTAGAAGGTTTTGAATATGTTATGGAGCATTTATCTAATGATAAAACAATAGACCTCAGTATTAAAGAAGTAATATCTTTAAGAAGTTTACCACAGTATATAATGCTTAATAAACAGTTTGATTTTAAAAAAAAATAGAACTTTTTTCTAAAGCTTTTAAAGATGAGGGTGGTGAAATATTAAGGATAAATGCTTTAATACGTTACCACCTTCAAATTAATCCTAAAGAATTAAGTGATGATGAGTGGGCTGAAACTTGGGTAGGTTTAAAGTGGTGTCTGGAAGAATCTAATAAGCAATTTGATAAATTAAATAAATAATATGGCGAAGATAAAACACGAAGTAGATATAGTTGTTAATGCAGATACCTCCAAGTTTAAAAACTCTATATCTGATATATTCAAAGGTAATGTATTAGCTGATATTTTTGTTGGCGGTATAAAGGCTGTTGGAGATGGTCTTAAAACATTAGGTAGTAATGTATTAGGTACTACAACAAGTTTTGAGAAATACAATGCTGTTCTTACTAATGCTCTTGGTAGTCAGGAATTAGCTACTATGGCTATGGGTGGATTACAAGATTTAGCTAAAAACACTCCTTATTCAGTAGATGAGCTTACTGATTCATATCAAAAATTAGTTAATAGAGGATTTGTACCATCTGAGAAAGCTATGATTTCTTTAGGTAACTTAGCTTCTTCTACTGGTAAAAGTTTTAACCAATTAACTGAGGCATTTTTAGATGCTGGAACAGGTGAATTTGAACGTTTAAAAGAGTTTGGTATTGTAGCTAAAAAGAATGGTAAAGATGTTTCTTTAAGTTTTAAAGGACAAACTACAACTATTGCTAATACACAACAAGAATTACAAAAGTACCTTGTTGGATTAGGTGATGTTAAAGGTGTTGCTGGTAGTATGGATATGCAAGCTAAGACAATAGGTGGAGCAATATCTAACTTAGGTGATGTATTTGATATGTTATACCTTGAGATAGGTCAGAAATTAAGTCCTGTTTTAGCTCCTATGATAAGGAAGTTTAGTGATTTCGTAACTAATGTTACACCACTAGTAGGACAAGGCATAGAATATTTAATAAAATTATTTGGTACAGATTTACCAAATGCTTTTAAACCTATTATGGATTTCCTAATGCCTGTATTTGAGAGTGTAGGAAATGCTCTAAATACCATTGGAGGAGCTATTTGGGATATAGTAGATACTTGGAGAACAGGTATATCTAATATGTATGAGAATAGTGAGTTCTTTAGGTCTTTTATAGATACTGTACAAGGTGCTTTTGTTAATTTTGGTAATGCTGTATCTGGTATAGTAACATTTATAGCAGGTGCTTTTAAAGCTATTGTAACGTTCTTTACTGAAAGTAAAATAGGTATTAAAATATCTGAAATGCTTATAGACCCTATTAAACAAGCCTGGGAATTAATAAGTAAAGTATTCAAATGGATAGGTGAAGGATTCAACTGGATAAATACTAAACTTGGATTTAAGAAGGTTGAACTATTCTCTAAAGATACAATAGATACTGTAAATAATATAGGTAAGATAGATGATGTAAAAATATCAGGAAGTAAATTAGACTACGTTGCAGGTACATTAGGTGGTAATAATGCAGGTAATGGAGGTGGAACTACAGGTGGTAATTCACCATTAGCTAAAGAATCTGCTATGTCAGGTTCAGGTATTAAGAACTTAACTATTCACGTAGCTAAAATGATAGATACAGTTACTATTACATCAGCAGAAGACCCTATCAAAATGAA